GCCACCGACCCCGAGTACATCTATATTTATGCCACATGCGACAGTCTGCAGCTCCAGTGTGAGCGATATGAGCGTTACATTAGGAATCTGCACAAAGACTATGGCGAACAACTTAATGGCATGATGACCCGACTTGCCGAAGCCAGGCAAGAAGTTCAGGAGGTGAAAGAGAAATCTCCTAACGGCATTGGAACGGCATTGAAATGGTATTTTTTCGGACTTGTTTCCGGAGGAACAATAATCATCTTTATCTTTATAAAACTGAAAAAATGAACAAGAAAGATTTTTTGTACGGCCTAAACAAAATGTCCTTCAACGGTAAGGAAGTGGGCTACATTGAGAAAGACAGCTTCGAATGGGGCGGCACTGCTCCGGAGAGCGTCGATGTTGAGGCAGAGCAGGTGCCGGATGCTCCTGTGCTTGTTTTGGCTCAGAAGAACGGCACGATTGCGCCGAAGTTCAACATGATTCAGCTGAACTATGACAACCTGGCCGACATGCTTGGCGGCACTGTTACTGCTACGGGTACTGGCCAGAGCCGTGTGGCTACCGGTTGGAAGGCTCCTACGGAGCTTGTTCAGCTGAGCGGTCCCTGCACGATTGACACTCCGAGCGGCAAGACCATCAGTATTCCGAACGCCATGCTTCTGGCGAACCTTGACGGCAAGCTGACCTTGACTGAAGTGTCGAAGGTTGCGTGCACTCTGAAGGTGATGAAGCCTGCTGACGGCAGTGCTCCTTACGAGATTATGGATACTCCCGATGAGGGTTGATTTCTACTATTCTGAGCCATGGATGACAAGAAAATCCAGTTAGAGGCATCGGAGGCGCTGCTTGACGTCGGCGTCTCCGTGCCTTTTAAGCCCTTTCGTTTGCCTTTCAGGAAGCGTCCGGTGTATTTCCGTATGACGATGCAGCGTCCTCGTCTGAGCGGTCAGATCAGGATAGCGCGCCTTTACCTGAGCCTTGGCGTGACGTATGCTGAGCTGGAGTCGATGGACAAGGATGCTCAGATGCAGTTTGTTGCGGATCATGGCAAGACGATTTCGAAGATGGTTGCTCTGACGATGTGCGGCAAGTGGTGGAAGCCTGTTTGGTTCGTATCATGGCTGCTGCGTCACTTTGTGGACCACTTGTACCTTCAGGTAGCCATGATGAAGTTCGTGCTGCTTTTGGGCACTGAAAATTTTATGCGTATTATCAAATCAGCGGAGGTGACGAATCCGATGAAGCTGAGGTTGAGCCAAAAAAGGAAGGGGAGTTAACTACCGAGTATGAAGGCAGCCATAGCCCCTTCGGTCTTGTCTGGCAGATTGCGAATGCGACAGGCTGGAGCCGTGAGTATATTCTGGACGGTGTGAATTACCAGACGCTTATCATGATGTTGGCGGACGCTCCTCGCTACGTCAGGAAGAAAAGAGGGAGCGAGCGGGAAGAAGTCGGCGATGATGTTCTTGGTTTCTTCCAGAGCAATCTGAGCACTTGAGTATGTGCTGCGACGGTGTCGCAGCATAGGGAACAATACACTGAACAAACCAGAAACAAAGAATTAAACAAATGAGACCTGTAGAGATAGAATTCCTGATGAAGGGTAACTTGAAGGACGGTCTGAAGGAGGCTCAGGACCAGACGCGTGGTCTTGAAAGTTCTCTGACGAGTCTTCGCAACACGATTGGCGGCGTTTTTGCCGTGAGTCAGGTTGGCGACTTCGTTCGCAAGATTATGGACGTTCGCGGTGAGGTGGAGTCCTTGCAGATTTCGTTCGAGACCCTTGCGGGCACGACTAAGGGCCGTGCTCTGTTCGGCGACATCAAGAGTTTTGCGGTGAACACGCCGATGATGATGCAGGACTTGGCGAAGGGAGCCCAGACTCTGCTGGGCTTCAACATTGAGGCTGAGAAGGTGATGCCCATCCTGAGACAGATAGGCGACATCTCAATGGGGGATGCTCAGAAGTTCAACTCTTTGACGCTTGCCTTTGCCCAGATGAGTAGCACGGGCAAACTGATGGGTCAGGACCTGCTTCAGATGATCAACGCTGGTTTCAACCCTTTGACCGTGATTGCCGAGAAGACCGGCAAGAGCATCGGTGAGCTGAAAGAAGAGATGTCTGCCGGCAAGATTACGGTAGAGATGGTAGCCGACGCCTTTGAGACTGCTACGTCTGAGGGCGGTAAGTTTCACGGCATGCTTGAGAAGCAGAGCAAGGGCTTGAAAGGGGCGATGAGCAATCTGGAAGGTGCATGGGAAGATGCGCTTAACGAGATGGGCGAGAAAGGCCAGGGCGTGATGGTCGGTGTTATAGACCTCACGACATCCGCCATCAAGAACTACGACAAGCTGGGCACTGCTATTCTGACCGTTGTTGCCGCCTACGGCGAGTACAAAGGTTCCCTGATGGCGATTGAAGCCTTTCAGAACATGATAGCGCGGCAGAAAGAGACTATAGAGAACAACCGTGTGAGCGAGCTTCAGAGCCTTGTGGATGATTACAAGTCGTCGCTTGACACGGGTGCGATTGAAACCGAGACCGCTGCCACCCAGGCTAACAGTGCGGCGAAGGAAGGGAATGCATCAGCCATCGATGCCGAAGTCATGGCGATGGAAAAAGAGCTGAAAGCGAGGCTGGCAGAGGCTGAAGCGAATGCTGCGTCAGCTGATTCGGAACTTGAACTTTCGAACCAGATGGTTGATGCTGCGGAGCGTAATGTAGCTGCTAAGCAAGATGAGCTGGATGCTGCGCTGCGTAGCGGTGATGCGAAGGCGGCGGAGAAAGCCCAGGAGGAACTGAACACGGCGGTGAAGGAGAAAAACACTGCCGTGGAGATACGTCAGGCGGCAGCGAAGAACTCTGCTACGGCTTCGACGCAGAAACAGACTGCGGCTCAGCGGCTTAACACTTTTCAGACTCAGGTGGATACGGTGCAGAAGAAAACCAACACGGAGGCCACCGGCTTGTGGGCTGCCGCGACTGAGCTATGCACCAAGGCGATGAACCGTCTGAAGGCTGCCTTTATGTCTAATCCGTTCGGCATTGCACTGGTTGCGATTACGTCCATTATCGGTTTATTGTCGGTGTTCTCCTCTGAGACAGACGAAGCGTCGGATTCCGTTGACCGTTTCCGCAAGAAGGTGATGGATGAGCAGTCTCAGCTTGACACGTACTACAACGTGCTGAAGCATGTGGAGAAAGGCACGAAGAGCTACAAGACAGCTCTTGACGGCATGAATGCGATAGCCCGCGAGTACAACATGGAGCAGATCAGCGTCAACGACACGCTTGAGGAGCAGGAAAAGAAATACGAGGCCCTTACGGCCGCCATCAAGCGGCATGCCGCCGAGAAGAATCTTGCGGAAGCCGCCGGCAAAGCCAATGAGGACGCGATGAACGCCGAGAAGGAGGCGATGGATGATTTGATGAAAGCGGCGGCGAGCGCTTCTCACAAGGTCCTTGAAAACGCCAATGTTTACAATGATGCTTTAGGCACTTACGAATACCAAACGACAATTGTAGAAAAAAACTCTCAACATATACGTGAGATAACCTCTGATACCTGGAACATGATTTCCCAGGATGTGATGACCAATGCCCAAAAAATATCAGCGGCGTTTGCCAAGGGGCCGGAAGAGGGTAAGAAAGCCGTAGAGGAGCAGGTAACTTCTATTGAGTCCCTTCTTCGTTCGCTGGGTGCGACGGACCAAGAGATAGAGGGTTTCCACGACAGTCTATACGAATACGTGGAGACCTCTGCCAAGGGGTTTCAAGGTGCCTATTCCAAACTGGAACGGACAGAGGCTCAGCTGAAGGGCCTTGCCAATGCGACGGTAGATCTGAAAGACACCACGAACGACGCCATCGACGAGATGAACTACGAGGAGCTTATTCGTAAGCAGCAGGAGGTTCAGAACAAGATAGATCAGCTGAATGCTGACGAGGTGAACATCCGAACTAACACATCGCAGCTTGAAGCTCTGAAGCAGTTGCTGATAGATATTAACTTACTCATCCCCGACAAGCTGACCAAAGGAACTGAAGCCGATTTGCAAAGACGCATTAAAGAAGCTAAGAACGACCGCGATAATGCAGTTATCGGTTCTCCTGATTGGAAAGAAGCCAACGACCGCGTCGGAAAGCTGGAACAAAAACAAAAAGAAGTGCAAGGCCTACATGCCGAGAATATCGGCAAGGGCAAAGGCGTCCGACGTACATCCGGCGGCGGTTCCGGCAGAGGTCGTTCAGGGAGTGGTCGTTCCGGACGTTCCAGAGGTTCCGGGAGTTCCGGCAAGCCGAGCGGTAAATCCGTTATTGACAAACAACGCGACCAGCAGCGTTACCAGGAATTGGTGAAAGAGCAGGAACTGGAACGTCAGCGCGAGGCAGAGGACCTGGCTTTTGAGACCCGCCAGCATGAGATAGACATTCTGGAAGAAAGCAACGAGAAAGTGCTCGACCAGATACAACTTGACTTCGACAAAAGGAAGGCTGAGATAAGACGCGCCTACGAAGACCTGAAGCAGGAAAAGATTGACGATGCAAGAAAGGCCTTCGAAGCGAATCCTGCCAACAAGGAAAAGTTGTTTGACCCGAAAACGGTTGACACCTCCTATACAGACGCCGAGAAAAAAGAAAGAGAGAAAGCCGATGCTGCGAACGAGCAACAGCGGAAGCGTGCCACCGAAGCCGTCTATGCCTCCGAGGCTCAGGCGATGCGTGATTTTCTGAAAGAGTACGGCAGTTATCAGCAACAGAAGTTGGCTATAACGGAGGACTATGCCGAGAAGATGAAGAAAGCGCAGACCGAGGGTGATCGTCTGAAACTGGAGAAGGAGCGTGACCTTAAGTTGGAGCAGGCGGATGCCGCTGCCATCAAGCAGAGCATTGACTGGGGCAGTCTGTTCGGCGACTTCGGCACCATGTTCAAGGAGCAGTTAGAGCCTACTTTGGAAAAACTCCGTGCTATTACGCGGAGCGAGGGTTTCAATCAGAGCACTGTTGAAGAGCAGGAACTGTTGTACGCACTGATCGAGAAGCTTGATACGAGTGCCACGGTGTGGGACAGCGACATTTTCAAGCGCGTGAGTGACGACATGGAGTCGTACCAGCGCTCGATGCAGGGGCTGATATCGGCTCAGGAGGAAGAGCAGCGCGTGTATGCCGATACCTCAAATGCACTGCGCGTTGCGCGCGAGAGCCTGATTGATGCGCAGACCCGCGGCGACAAGGCTGCCATGGCGATGTGGCAGTCGGAAGTGGAGAAGCTGACTGAGCGTCAGCGCAAGGCGAGCGAACAGGTACAGGCGTGCAGCCGCGCTGTGAACGAAGCGACGGTGAAGCTGAAGGCGAGTGCCGACCGCGCCAAACACATGTTCGAGGGTTTGGAGAGTGCCATCAGCGGCCTTACGAGCGGTTCGCTGAAGGGTATCGGTCAGAGCCTGATGGAGTTTGACAAACTCTTCGGCGGTAGTGCCATCACCAAGAAAGTTGGCAACGCTCTGGCGCAAGGTTTGCAGGATTTGCTTGGCAAGGACAAGAGTGTAATCAAAGCCCTGACGCAGGGTCTGCGGAACCTGCTTGGGAAGGACAGGAGCGTGAGCAAAATCATGACGCAAAGCCTGTGGGAACTGCCAGGCAAGTACAATATCGTGAGCAAAGCCCTGACGAAAGCCCTTGGCGATTCCGGCATGACGGGTGAGATACTGAGTGCCGTGCTCGGCATTTTCGACGCGATTGCAGAGAATGGCATCAGCGGCATCATCACCAGTGTCCAGGACACGATTATCGGTGCGGTGGAGAAACTTCTTGACGACTTGCTGAGCGGGGACATCATCACGAAGCCCATAGGCAACCTGATGGAGCACCTGAACCATATACTTGATACGGTGACTTTCGGCGGTTTCTCGAGTCTGACCGACCGTCTCGGCGACGGTGACAGCGACAAACATTTAGAAGAAGACCTGGAACGTCTCAGCCAGAGCAACGAGGACCTGAAACAAGCCATCGACAATCTCGCCGACGAATTGAGCGATGCGAAGATGAGCAACGTGGAAGGTCTCTACGAGCAGCAGAAGAAGAACATCCAGGAAATGGAAAAGAATGTGCAGGAGAGCATGGCGCGTAGCGGTGCTGCCTACACAAACGGCCACTGGTACAAGGCATGGACAGACGGTCATCACAGCTCCAACAAAAAAATAGACGAAGGCATGAAGAGTGCCGAGTGGGATGCCATCAGCAAGTTGCTGGGCAAGAATGTTCGCAGTGCTGGTGACTTCTGGGCACTGTCGAGCAAGGAGATGTATGAGGTTGCCACGAAACTGACCAGCGAGTACACCCACCTGAAAGACCTTGCGAGCGACGGCTACAAGGATGCTTCGGAGTTCATGGACGACTACATTACCTACTGGAAAGAGCTGGAGGAGATAGAGAACGCCTATAGGGAGAAGATGACAGGTCTGTCGTTTGACAGTGCACGAAGCTCGTTCAACAGTCTGGTAAAGGACATGAAGAACGGTACGAAGGAGATGTTGTCGAGTGTTGACGACATGTTCGAGGACGCCATTCTGAACTGGCTGATGTCTGAGCGTTACAGCGACCGTTTGCAGGGCTGGTACGAGCGGTTTTCGGAGTACATGAAAGACGGTCTGGAGAAATGGGAGGCCGACGAATTGCGTACCTGGTATGGCAACATTTTCGACGACATGAACAGGGAGCGTGATGCCGCCTACACTGCTGCACGTATTGATCCTGATGAAGCCGGCGTGACTCAGAGTGGCAAGGCTGGTGCTTTCGAGACGATGACGCAGGACCAGGGTACCAAACTGGAAGGTTTGTTTACGAGCGGCCAGCGTCACTGGGCGAGCATGGACGAGCTGCTCGGTCAGATAGCGGACCGCTGGGGCGGTCTGACTGACCGTCTCGGCGAACTGGTAGAGAACACAAACTATTGCCGTAAGCTGGAGGGCATCGCCGATGACATCAGGTCGATGCGCCGGGACGGCATCAAAATGAGATAAAGACTATGGCACAGGTAGAACATATACTGAGCGGCCAGGTGTTGGTGAACAACACCGACCTGTGGGACACCTACGGCGTGTTCCTGCGTGAGGAGCGCAAGGGTGGGCATGAGAACCTTAACGCTTTGCTTTCCCCCTCGAAGACGAAGGCTCATGTGGCCGTGAACATCAGGGAGCAGGACGGTGAGGATATGGGTGACACGCTTGACGTGAAGAGCGAGGGTCGCGACGTTACGCTGCATTTCGCTCTCCAGGCCGATAGTCCTGCTGCGTTTGTCGTAAGATATACCTCCTTCATCCAGTTTCTGAAGACGGGCAATAACGGCTGGCTGACTTTCAACTTTCCCTCGCTTGGTCTGACGCTGCGGATGTATGCCGTGGAGTGGCCCAACGGTTTTACCGCGATATCTAATCTGTGGGTAGAGGGTGAGCAGGCCGGTGCGTTCAGGGTGAAGTTCCGCGAGCCTGTTCCTTCGTTCTGATGTTTTTCTAATGGCATTATAACATCATTCAAATATGATTGAGATATACGGAAGCAATGGACAGCTGAAGTGTCAGGTTGAACCTGTCGGCAGCAGCCAGCAGGACAAGAGCCTTCAGGGCGACAATGTATTGTCGCTCTCCTTTACGCATTATGCCTTTCTGGAACTGGAAGTGAACGATTATGCGGACTTTGCCGGTGATCGTTACTGGCTTCAGGAGCGATACCTGCCCAGTCAGAAGAACGAGCGCGAGTGGGAGTACAACGTGAAGTTGTACGGTATCGAGAGCCTGATCAAGCGTCTGCTGGTGTTACAGAACAGCGACGGTGAGAACGAAGCCGTATTCACTCTGACTGCTCCTGCGACAGAGCATGTGCGGCTGATTGTGGAGAACATCAACGACGGCATGGACCACACGACTAACTGGAAGGTGGGCACTGTGATTGAGAGCGAGAATCTGACCATCGACTATGACGGCACGTACTGCAATGAGGGTCTTCGCCTGGTGGCTGAAGCTGCGGGCGCGGAATGGTGGATAGAGGGTGAGACGGTGAATCTGTGCCGCTGTGAGCATGGTGAGGAGCTGACGCTGAGATACGGCGAGAGTCTCTTGTCGCTTGACAGGGACGAGGCTGACGGTGTGAAGTTCTACACGCGGCTTTTCCCGATAGGCAGCAGCCGGAACATTGACAGGGAGAAATATGGCTCGACACGACTCCAGTTGCCTGATGGTGCAAAGTATGTGGACATTCCCGGTTTTGTTGAAAAGTATGGTGTGTTCCACCACTACGAGCAGGAGGCCTTCAGCGGTATTTACCCTCGAAGATTGGGCGAGATCAGCAACGTGCGCTGGGAGGAAGTGAAGGACAGCGACGGCAATCCGTTCACGATATGGTATTTCCGGGACGACGGTCTGACTTTCGATCCCAACGACTATGAGATAGCCGGACTGGTGAAGCATGTGAGTTTCCAGAGCGGCGAGCTTGAGGGCCGTGACTTTGAGGTGAACTACAACAGCGAGACCAGGGAGTTTGAGATCATTACGACGTGGCCATACGATGACGACACGCAACTGCCCGATACTCAGGGCGGTCTGCTTGTTCCGAAGGCGACTGACACCTACATTCTGTGGAACATCAGGATGCCGGATGAGTATTACGGTCTGGCAGAACAAGAATACCTGGCAGCCGTTGAAGCCTTCAACAGTGAGCACCTTCTGGACAAGAGCGTGTATAAGGCTCCGACGAATCCGAAGTGGGTGGAGCGCGTCGGTGCGCAACTGTATGTAGGCCGTCGGGTGCGTCTGGAGAGCCAGAAGTATTTTCCCGGTATCGGTTACAGGAGCAGCCGCATTACGAGACTGACGCGCAAGGCGAGCGACCCCTGCCAGATAGACTTGGAAATCAGCGACGCCTTATCGACTGGTGCGATGACCAAGATAGAAGACAGCATCCATGACGTGAAGATGTATGCCGGCAGCATACTGGGTGCGGTGAACGTCCCCGACCTTATCAGGAGCTGGGACGAGACCAAGCCGACGGACAACAACATCTACAGTGCGCGGCGGACGCACAAGGAGTTCCTAAGCAAAAACAACGCTGACCGTGCCAAGGAGAAAATCATCTTCGACAAGGGCATTGACATCGGCGACTTCGAAGCTGGCGAGAAAGGTGCAAGAATTGACGGTTTAGGCAATGCTGAACTGCTGACGCTGGTTGTCCGCCAGTTGTTGCGCAGCGCAAGGTTTGTGGACGGCTTTGGCGGTGAGGGCTGGCAGTTGTGGATAGATGAGCAGGAACTGGCAAACCTGACCATTGACAAGCTGACGGTTCGGCAGGTGATGACCGTGCTTGAACTGCTGGTAGAAAAGATCCGCAGCGTGGGCGGTCAGATAGTGGTGAGTGCTGCCAACGGAAAGATAAAGACGGTCGAGGAGACCGATGACTTCTATATTATTACTTTTGAGCAGGAGAACACCTTTCAGGTGCATGACCTGATGCGTTGCCAGACCTTCACCGGCGGCAACCTGAAAAGTTATTGGGTGGAGGTGGCTGCTGTTGACGGCAATTCGGTACTGGTAGAAGCGAGTGAGTTTGACGCCAGTCTTCCGGCTGAAGCGGACGAGGTGGTGCTGATGGGCAACACCGAGGACACGCTGCGCCAGAACCTGATACTCATATCAGCCACCGAGGACGGCCAGCCGAGAATCGACGTGATGGACGGCGTGAAGGCGAAGAACTTCACAGGCTGCCTCCGTGCGCGACTGGGCAACCTGGACGGCATCAATGATGACTGGTTTCCGGCAGACAACCAGCCGCAGGGCAACGGCCTGTACAGCGACAACGCCTATCTGCGCGGCACGTTCCTGCTTGCGACGGGCGAGGACATCAAGACCAAGTTTGAGATAACTGAAGGCAAGATCGAGAGCAGCATGAGTGCGCTGCGCCAGGACTTCGCCCAGGAGAAAGGCTATCTGAACAATCCCAGTTTCGACGATGGTCTGAGTAAGTGGCTGACGGAGAACGATACCGTGTTCTGGCTTGCGGGTAACAAATGGATCTGGTCCAACGAGAACGTGCTGACCAAGAAAGGCGACGGCGCGAGCGTGACAAAAGACGACGGTCGCGTGGTGGTGCGTATCAAGAACAAGTATATCATCCAGAAGAATGCGAGCCTACGAAGCAAACCGACGATGGAGACGAACCCGGCGACGGGACTGAAGGAGGCGAAGCCGGTGTATCTGAGTTTCCTGTACCGCTGCGCAAGTGCCGGCACGCTGAAGGTGCGTTTCGAGGGCGTTGACAAGACTGGCTTTGAGAACTTCAACTCTATGGACGTGGAGGAGACGCTGGCAGTGACCGATGGCTACAAGCAGTACACCTGCAACGGGCTGTGGAACGGCACAGGCGACTTCAAACTGAGTTTCACTGGCGACATCTATCTGTATATGCTGATACTGAGCACAGACAAGATTGAGAGCCTGACGTATAAATACCGGACACTGTTCGAGCAAAGTGAGAAGCTGGTGAAGATAGCCGCGCAGAACTTTGATCAGGACGGCAACGTGCTTGCCGAGAGCGGCATTATGGTGAAAGCTACTGGCACTGGTATCTATGCCCAGGGACCAGATGGTAAACTGGCATTGATAGGTGTAGGCGTACAGGAGACCTATATTGATGGGGAGGGGCATGAGCAGACCCGCACCGTGATTAAGCTGACTGCCGACAACATCCAGCTGGAAGGTTTGGTGACAGCCAACCAGTACTTCAAGATAAAACAAGATGGCAGCATCGAGGCCATAAACGGTAAGTTTGGCGGTCAGATAGATGCCCAGAGCGGCTATATCGGCGGCTTTGTGATAGCCAACGACCATATCGGCGTGGGCAGCGTGACCTACGAGGAGGACGAACACGGCAATTTGCAGCCGGTCATTCACGATGACACGAACGGTCTGTTCCTCTATGACAGCATGATTGGTTTCAACGACACGGACCGTCAGGCCATTTTCGGCACGTGGAACAGTATGGGGCAACCCATGCTGTGCCGCCTGGTTGACACGGGTAATGGGTTTCTGCCCAAATGGGGTATCCTGTTCGACATCCGGAACTCCAGCAGTGCGAACCTTGCTTTTGCCGGCACCGGCAATGGTGTGCTGAACGGCTTTATCGACGGCTACAAGTTCACAAAGGTGGGCGTGAGCCAGGCGAACAAGATATACGATGTGGGGCTGTCGGACAGCAACCGCATCATCGTGAACTGCTCGGCGGCCAATGCCGGCATAGCCCTTCCGCGACTGTCGTCCGTGCGCAATGCGCTGAGCATCGTCACGAGTACTCCGTTTGCGGTGAGACTTATCGTTACCTCCGACCTCGGCTCGCTGAACTTTTACGTTTACGGGCGCAACACCCTGCCGGACGGCAGCAACAACACCCCTTGGAACTCGGAGGACTATCCCTTGATTACGCACTGGAACGGTGGCTGTTGGGCGAACATTGAAATCGGGCAAGGCGGCACGGTGGAGGTGCTGCTGGTGTATGACCCTGGCCGCACTGCTACGATAGACGGTTTTACGACCGAGTTTACAGCGAGAATAATCAACATGCAAGATTAACCATAAAATTCCATCAACATGACAGAACAAGAGAAACAAGAACTGAAGCAGGAGATTATTGCACAGATTCAATCCGAGAGCCAGGACGTGACGGAACTGGCGAGGGTGCAGACCCTGGACGGTATCAACACATTGCCAGCCCTTCGGGGTACGGAATTGGTGATTGTGCCGGTAAGTCTTCTCGGCTCCCCGGCAAGAACGGCGGCTACTGCGGCTATGGCGGCAAAGGAGCTGGCCGAGACAGCAGCAGCAACAGCCGGAACGGCAGCCGAGAATGCCAATGAGAAAGCAGGCCTTGCCCAGACGGCAGCATCGCAGGCGACAGAAGTTCTGGAAGCCATGGAGCGGAGCCATTGCCGCCGTATTTATCGCTACTTTGCTGATGACGTGTTCACCGAGACGGGGCTGATGCGTGCGGACGGGAGTGTGAGCACCAGCAGTGCCTATCTGCACACAGTTCCCATGTCTGTAGCCGGAGTGGAGAGATTTATGCTTCATACCAAGTTGGTCGGCGAGACTGCTACATCGTTCTTCCCAATCGTGGTGTGGCTCGATGACGATAATAACGTGGTGGGCTACGTGAACTGCACCGCCGGTGAGGGCGACTATGAACTCGTACCGCCTTTGGGGGCTACGTTGGCGGTGTTCAACGCTCTGCGCACGTTCATCACGCAGACCGACAGTGCCGTGTGCCATGCAGACATCGTGAGTGCCACCCCCTTTGCGCACCGCATATACCTCTCGCCGGAGGGCAGCGATGAGAATGACGGACTGAGCAAGGGCAACCCCGTGCAGACCCTGCGCCGGGCGAACTCGCTGCTCGCTCCCGACGGTGAACTCGTGATGCTCGCGGGCGATTACTACAACCTGCCGCTCGACCTCTCGAACTACGGCAGGCTGACGGGCAGCGGGCGCGTGCGCTGCATCAGTTGCTACCGCGTGACGGCGGCAACGGCTGTGAGCGGCTACACGCGTGTGATGAGTGCCACCATCGACAATCCGCCCGTGCGCGGCACGTATCTCTGGCAGCACGATGTGGCTGACGCGGCAACGGCGATTGCTCCGGACGAGGTGCACCCCGTGCAGGAAGGCGCGACGCACCGCCTGCCCTCCACGCGCATCTATCCTGCTGCGTCGATAGCCGAGATAGAAGAGAGTGCGGACGTGCTGAAATGGTACGTGAGCGGCACGACGCTCTATTTCTCCATCGTAGCCGGCACCGACCTTGCCACGCACCCTGTCGTCATTCCGCGCCGGACCGTTGCAGCCTCCGAAGGCGGCAGCATTGAGGTGAGGAACGTGCGTTTCCTCTATTCCGGGCTGCTGCTGGGCGGC